CTTGGTAGGTCGTGAACACGGAGCGGATGTAACAGGTGGTACTATTGCCTCTGGTGCAGCTATGGGTGATATGAGTGGATACACTCTTACTTTCAATGCAATGGAGCGTACTGCTGCTAACTTCCTTTCGGGAGCAACAGATGGTAACCCATTTGCAGGTATGAGTTCTGCTACAGAAACTATTGTCACTTCGTGATAAAGTAGTATATTTGCATAACACACGACATAGGTGTTTTGGTTTGAATAGGGTAGCCTTTCCAATAGGGCTACCCTTTTCTTTTGCATAACACTTTACCTACTATATGGTTAACCTATTATGCATATAGTAACCACAACGGACAAAAAGATATACTTCGTTCCAAGAGCGTTTGAAACGAGTGTATCTGTTAAGATCACAGATGAGGAAAAAAACACCTCTACTACGGAGTCTTTAACGGCTACGCAAGAAGCGAACTACTTGCATATCACACCTACTTTCACATTCATAGAGGGCAGGTACTACACAATTAGAATTACAGGAACTAACGAGATATATCGTGGTAAGGTGTATTGCACCAACCAAACGAATCTTGAGAAATTTAGTGTCAACAATGGTGAGTTCACTTACTATGAAGATACTGACAATGACAATCAATACATTTACCGATGAGTAATATCCGCATTGTAAACCTCGCCTCGCACACTACCCCTGCGGTCATTGAGGACAACCGTAAGCAATGGGTTGCCTATGGCGAAGACAACAACTACTTCCAATACCTAATTGACAGGTACAATGGTAGTGCGACCAACAACGCTATTATCAATGGTATGACCGAGCTTATCTACGGAAAGGGCTTGTCAGCTACTGATGCCTCTCGTAAGCCAGAGGCGTATGCTCAAATGATGAGCCTCTTCAAGCGTACTTGCCTTCGCAAGGTAACCTTTGACCTAAAAGCATTGGGTCAAGCAGCCTTCCAAATTATCTACAATAAGGACAAGAGCAAGATTGTGCAGGTAGCACATATGCCTGTAGAGACTCTTCGTTTTGAGAAGATGGATGAAGATGGTGAGGTTACAGGATACTACTACTCTAAAGATTGGACAAAGATTCGTAAGAAAGGCTATGAGCCTGTACGCATCCCTGCGTTTGGTCACGGATCAAAGGGTGAGGCATTAGAAATCTTTTGTATCAAGCCTTACCGCTCTGGATTCTACTACTACTCACCTGTAGACTATCAAGGGGGTATCCCTTATGCAGAGTTGGAGGAAGAGGTAGCCAACTACCACATCAACAACATTAAGAACGGACTATCACCGAGTATGTTGATTAACTTCAACAACGGAGTGCCTACAGAGGAGGAGCGTGAGCTTATTGAGCGTAGAATCGTGCAGAAGTTTAGCGGTTCTTCTAATAGTGGTAAGTTCATCTTGGCGTTTAACGACAACAAGGAGATGGCTGCAAGTATTGAGCCTGTTCAGTTGAGTGATGCGAGTGAGCAATACCAATTCTTGGCAGATGAGAGTATGCGTAAGTTGATGGTAGCCCATAGGGTTACTTCACCTATGTTGATGGGTATTAAGGACAATACAGGATTGGGTAACAATGCTGATGAGTTGAAGACAGCAAGTCTCTTATTCCACAACACAGTCATCCGACCTTTGCAAGAGTTGATCTTGGATGCTATTGATGACATCCTTGCATTTAACGACATCTCTTTGAACATCTACTTCAAGACCCTACAGCCGTTAGAACTACAGGCAGACATCCCAGAGGAGACAAAGGAAGAGTTGAGTAGCGACTGCGGATGCAAGGAGGAGTTGAAAGAACCTTGTCAAGAGGGCTATGAGATGATAGGCTTCAAGATGAAAGATGGTAAGCGAGTACCTAACTGCGTACCGCTATCGGAACTAAACGAGGATACTCGCCCTTTTCTTGATGACAAGTTAGCCCACGAGATGTTAGATGCATTGGCTGACTTGGGTGAGGATGAGCCAGAGGGCTACGAACTCGTTGATGCAGAAATTGTAGGAGATGATGAACCTGAAGACTTTAATGTAGAGGATTACCTCAACGGTCTAACAGAGCTTTCAGCGAAGCAGGACAGCACACAAGACTCCGAATTGTACAAGGTGAGGTATAAGTATGTCAAGGGTACTAAAAAGACTGCTAAAGGCAGTTCTCGTACCTTCTGTAAGACTATGCTATCACAAGGCAAGTTGTACCGCAAGGAGGACATTGGTATGATGAGTGCAAGAGGTGTCAACAAATCATTTGGACACAAGGGTAGAAACTACTCATTGTTTAAGTACAAGGGTGGTGTAAACTGCTACCATAGATGGGAGCGTAGAATCTACAAGAAGAAATTAAAGAAGAACGGAGAGCCTTATGGTGGCGATGCACTACGAGGTACTAATTATGTAAATGTTAACCAAGCGGTAAGAGCAGGATTCAAGCTACCTAAAAACCCTAAAGAGGTTGCGGTTGCTCCTATTGATATGCCGAGACAAGGGCATCACCCTAATTACGGAAAATAATGGCAAAGGTATTATTCATAAAAAGAGATGATTTAGTACGCAATAGCGTAATCTCTGGTAATGTAGACTCGGACAAGTTCTTGCAGTTTATAGAGATTGCCCAAGAGATACACATACAAAACTACTTGGGTACTAAACTATACGACAAGCTACGCAATGACATTATAGCGGATACACTTCCTGTAGCCTACGCTACTTTGTTAGATGACTATATACAGCCTATGTTGATTCATTGGGCTATGGTAGAGTACCTACCACACGCTGCCTACACTATCGGTAATGGAGGTGCGTACAAGCACACGGCAGAGAACAGTATAGCGATGGAGAAGAACGAGGTAGACTTCTTGACTAACAAGCATAGAGATATTGCTGAACATTACACTCGTAGGTTTATTGACTTTATGGCTTTTAACAATTCTACTTATCCTGAATATAACACGAATAACAACGATGATGTACACCCAGACAAAGATGCAGTCTTCAACGGTTGGGTACTGTAAGAAACGCTACGAGCCAAAGGAGGTTAACTTAAAAAGACTGAAGAAGCTCGTAAAAAAATTAGAGAACAATGGGTAACGGATACGGAAGCATATATGGAAGCACTTGGTGGGGTTCACAGAACGACATCAACTTCAATGAGATTAGTTTCTACATCTACGCAGTAGACCAACTCAAGACACGAGCTTTGGCTGATGGTGCGGTGATGGAAGCCTTTGGTTGTGCTGCGGAGGTTATCCGTACTATGCCTGACAAGGATAGTCCAGAGGAGTTGTTTGTAGCTTATGATACGAGAGTAGTAGCGGCAGGTGGTTCTACGGAAGCAAGATTATGTACTATTAACGCAATAGATGAATTACGATGAGTTTATATAAGGATGCAAGTTTAGCAATGATTCCTACCGCTTATAAGGATGGGAAGTTGTATAGCATACGCCCTACTGATGGTAGTGGTGATTTTACATTTAGTAGGGGTTCAAATCTTGCTGCTACGAGGGTAGATGTTAATGGTCTTATTGAGAAGGGTAGAGAGAATCTCTTGCTGCAATCAAATCAGTTTGATACTACTTGGACAACTAACAATGCAAGTGTAACAGGAGGACAACCCGATAAAGATGGAGGTGCAGATGCT